GCTTAGCACCGGTGAGAGAGATCGAGCCGTCGTCGCTGAATATTTTCTTGAGAATGTAGTTGGCGAGGATCTTGAACGCGAGCTCGTCGAGCGACTTCTCCATGCCTGCGATCAGCGACTTCCAGCTCAGGCTGCCAGTCATGGCGCTGTCCACCACGAAGTTCTCGAGGTTCTGGAACGCCTGGGTGACCACGGACTCTACCGTCTTCGAGATGTCGAGGAGGTCGTTCTTGATCTTAGTGGTCGCGTTGGTCCAACCACTGCCGAACGGATCGATCTTGGCCATTTTCTCCTGCCAACGGGTGTATGCGGCGTCGTTAGTCTGCGAGTAGGAGGCAGTGATCTTGTCGAACTCTGCAGAGATGTTTTGGTCCGACATCGTAGGAACCAAACCCGCTGCTTTCTGAGCCTGAGACTGAATCTTGAGATTATTCAGTGCCTCGAGTGAGTCATGGTACTTCTTGACTGCGCCGTCGGCGTTCTCGATGAGAGTCTTCTCGATGGCCCAGATGTCGGCCCTGTGCTGCTCGAGTTCGATCTGCTTCTTCAGCTGATTGATACCGTCCTCGCTCATCTCGTAGCCCTTCTGCCTGATGCTCTCGAGAGCGGTCTCTAGTTCCTTGGCGATTCTCTCCTCCTCGTTGCTGCCGTGCATCGCAGCCGTACGTTCTTTCGACTTGCGAATCCACGCGTCCAGTACGAAGATGTGATCCTTCTCGCGAGCGATCAGGTCAGCCATGACCTTGGCGCTGGTTGTCCCGAGAACACTCTCGAGGATACCCTCCGCGCGAGGATCCTTGAGTAGCTCGCGAGCCTCTCGAATTTTCTCGAGTGCGGCGGACACCTCGTTGGAGCGCTTGACGAGCGCCTCGAGCTGCTGAAGTAGGTGATCCTTCTTCTCCTTGCCGGCACCCGGAGGAAGCGCGTCACCGCCTCCGTCGACCTTCGTGTTTTTCTCGGAGAGAGCTCGCTTCTTAGCCTCCTCCTTGCGCATCTGATCGTAGTCGCCGAGACCCTTCTGTACATCGTCGTTCATCTCGTTGATCAGCCTGCTGGTGTCGGCCTGAGCCGCCGCTCCGGCACCGGCAAGATCTCTGTGAACGGTCCTCCCGTCAACCGGAGTGACCGGTGTGATGGGGGCGTACTTCCGAGTCATCGCATCCACGGTCTCCTGAGCACGCGACGACTTCTTCTGCAACTCGTCAATCTGATCGATCATTCCCTGAAGTGTGGGATTCTTATAGACGTTACTCTTCCAGTTACTTCCTCCAATCATAGAGGCGGTATACTTCAGACTCTCGATCTCTGCCTTATACTCCTCAATCTCACTGCCAGCCCTACGTCCAGCATTCTCGTCAGTGCCAGGCACAAACTCCAGGGCCTTGTGCTTGATGCCCTGACCGAGATCACGAACCTTGTTGTAGAGAGTGATCAGCTTGTTAATCACGACTACGAGTGCGTCGGTCACGGTAGAGAATTCTCTGTCAAACGCGGCCGCGAGAATCACGGGCACGGCACCGAACATCGTGGTGATGAACTGACCAAGATGACTCATAATCGTCTTCGCAGCCTCGATGAACGCTACCAGCATTCGGATAACGTTGTCGAGGCTCAGCTCGATGCCGCCGTCGTCGATGCCGGTCGAGAAGGAGTTCACCAGCGCCTTCCACGGCTCGATGAAGAAGTCCGTGATGGCGGTACCGAGCTCCTTCACGATGCGCCAGAGCGCGCGAAGATCGTCACCGACCGTGACGAAGGTTCGCTTACCCTTGATCATCACACTGTCGTTGGTCTTCCACTCGTCGCTAAACTGGCGAATGAATGAGATGACGAGAGCGAGAACGACGATCAGTGCCGTGAAAGGATTCTCCATCAGCACGACCTTCAGCGCCTCGAAGAGCTTGATGATACCGGTGATGATGTAGAATCCAGCGAAGACCTCGAGCACGGTCATCAGTAGCTTGCCGAAGGTCTCGAAATTCTTCGAGATGAACTTGATGGTGCTGGCAATGGTGGTGAGAACGCCCGATCCAGTACCAGCCTCACCGAAGAACTTCATGGCTGCGTTACGAAGCTGATCAAACGCCTGACCGACGGTGGGGATGGTCTTCTCGAATGCCGCCGCAATCTCCGGTGCCTGCTTCTTAATCGCGGCGAAGACCTGCTCGGCCGTCAGCTTGCCCTGCGTACCTAGCTCGCGCAGCTTGCCGACGGTCACGCCGAGTCCCTTGGCAATCTGCTGGGCGACGTACGGAACGTCCTCGATGACTGCCCGGAGGTCCTGGCCGCGAAGCACGCCGGCCGCCAGACCCTGCGACAGCTGGATCAGGCCAGCGTTGGCTTCCTTGCTGGTGACGCCAGACACCACGGACGCCTCGGAGATGCTGCGCGTGAATGATAGAATGTCCTCCTGGCTCTTACCGAGAGCCTGGGCGCTGCGAGTCGCGCGGGCGAACGTGTTGGCGACCGTCTCCCACGGCACACGAACCTCCTGGGCGATGTCGTAGGTTCGCTTCGTCATCGTCGCGAGATTCTCGGTATCCGAGGTCACGACTCGTAGCTTGTTTTGAAGGATCGTGTAGCCGTCTGCCATATGGTAGATGGACGACACCGCCTCCTTGATTGCGTAGAATCCGAAGATAGACCGAAGGGTGGCGTTGACTTCCAGTCCCTTTGCCTTGACAGCCTCCAGAGCCCTCACCGTCTCGCTAGAGGCGCCCACTGCGCCCGACGGATCGGCCTTGATCTGGATGTTGAACGTGGCGGGCATTAGTCAGCTCCTTCGTGTGAGAACGTCGGTCTTGTCGTCCTTACTCATTGGGGCACGAGGAGGAGACTTTTTCTTCTGTTCCTCGTCACTGTCCTTGAGGTACGCGATGTCCATCGCTCTGATCGTATCGATGAACATGAGTAGAACGCCGTCCTCTAGCTCCTCGTCGATACCGTACTGCTTGATCTTTCCGTACGGTATCGGTCCCAGTGACATACCAAAAGTTCTCTCCGTATGAAGATCCCAGAAGGCACGCATGTAGAAGTGATCTGTCTCTAATTCCTCTACTACGTCCGTGTACCAGTCCGGTGGAGCTCTACCCTTGATCTCTCCCGCCTCGATCGTGTAGCCGTCGCGTCCGAGCCTAAGCTCCCAGCTCAGACGCTCTGCGAGTTTCCCGGGGTGTTGCCCTTGTCGACGAACTCGCGAAAGTTCGAGGCGTCCTTGGCGAACTCGCGAATGCCGTCGAATTGATCGTCGTCGAGTGCGTTGAGGAAAGACTCGCAGTCCTCGGTGGTGAATGAGACCTCCTTGCCGTCGGCGTCCTTGACGTCTTTCCATCCGACGATGACGTACTTGGGGAACGACTGACGATCGCGAGTACGGTTCTCGGCGATGAGTCCTGCGTCGATCTTGCGCTTGGCGCGCTGAATGTGCTCGGCTCGCTTCAACACCTCGTTGAAGTAGGGCTTGTTGGTCTCGCCGGCGAACTTGACTTCGAGCTTCGGTTCGCCCTGAACGTCCCACAGAGTGTAGGTAACGCTCGAGAGCTTACCCTGCTTCAGATGACTGAAAGAACTTGCCATAGTAGTCATGTGGCATGTCCAGGGTAGGGACTGCAATAGACGATGAGTAGATACGACTCACCCTCCGGGTATGGCGTGCCCGGAGGGTGTGAAGGCCGTCGCTCAGGAGGTGGGGACTAAGCGGCAGGCAGGTACGGGAACGTCGACAGCGAGAGCGAGGTGCCGAGGTTGGCGTCCTGGAACGCCATCGCCTTGAGCGTGATGTCGATGGTCTGGTTGACCGGGAAGTTCTTGTCGCCGCCCTCGACGGTCATCGAGGGAATGTCGAAGCAGAACCCGCCGTCGCCGTTGCGCACGCAGAACTCCATCGAGAGCGTCGCGTTGTTGCGCATCGCCGCCAGAACCAGGTCGCTGGTGAAGAGACAGCTCCCGTCGAGCTCCACCTCGAACAGACCAGCGTTCATGTACTTGCCGCCGAGAGTGCCGACGACCTTCTCGGGGGTGACATTGTTCTTGAGCATCAGCGTGACGTTCTTGAAGTCCGTCGTCAGGCCGGTGAGGTCGGCGTTCTCGACACGAAGGCGGACGAAGTCCGAGCTCGTGTTGTACATCTCGGTCGCCGTCGGTTGCTTCGCAATAGACCCACCGGTCGCACGAGTGAGTGCGGGAGGAGAGGTGTCAGTACCGATGAAGGTACACTTCATCGTTCCCTTCGACGCGGTCTGGAAGCTGAAGTCCATCTGGTTCGCGAAGTTGCCCTCCGCGTACTCGTATTCGTCGGTGCCGGGAGTCAGACCGAGATTCTCGTACGCGAGCTCGAACTGATAGGTGCGCTCCAGGTAGTCTGGATCGTCGACCGACACGTTCCGCACGTAGCTGCCGAAGAGGATGTAGATGGACTTCGCGGTACCAAGAGAACCGGTGCTCGTACCGTCGTCGACCACGAACGTCGCGCTCGTCTTGTCGAGCGTGAGAAGATTCGCGGCGATCGCCTGCACCCGGGCGAGACCACGGTCCGCCGCCGTGAAGAAGCTGTTCGCTCCGCCAGCGACGTCGCCGACGTGGATGAACTGGCCCCGCTGGATCATACCAGGAACGCCGGTCGTGAAGTTCGTGGCCGTCGAGGTGAGATGACCAGTCGCGTCGATCTTGAGATCACCAGCTGCGCCGACGAAGCCGGCGATCTCGAGAGTCACACCCTGGTTCGCGGCGAAGACTTCTGCCACCAGGCCCGCCGCGTGAATCTCGGTACCAGTCGATCCCGCCGTCACCGTCTTGAGGCCGTTGTTCACGGCATTCTTGCAGCCACGAACGACGACCAGCGTGTCCGCCGCGATGGCGCCGCCAGCCGCGACCGTGAAGCCGGTCGCCGTCACACCGCTGACGTCGTAGACCGTGCCGCCGCGCGCCGTGGCGAAGAGCAGGCCCTCGGCGAACATCATGAGGTGATTGTAGGTGATGTCAGCCTCGAACTCGACGCTCGAGTTGAGATCGGTCAGCGCGCCCTTGCGGCGCTGACGATTCTTAGAGATCGGGGTACGTGTCAGCTTCGTCAGCGACGGGCCGAACTTGCCGATGGTGGTAGGCTCGACGATTTTCCAACCACTGGTAGGCTGGATGCCGAGCGCGCTCTCGACAGCGACCGAGAGTGAGAGATTGTTGGTAAGTGAGCGGCCCATGGCGAGTTCTCCTGTTTAGCGTGTCTGAGTGTACATTACGGGAGCGATCACGGCCACTTCGTACCACTGACCATTAGCTCCGGTCGTGACAGTACGAACTGCTCCGCGTGGCGAGATACCGCTGAAGGTGACTCCCTCGAACATAGTCCTGAGAGTGTCGATCATTCCATTCAGGAGTGTCGTGCCGCTGTTGGCGGCGACGAAGCACCAGCACCACACCGCCGCGTCGCGGCGGTACTGTCGCGCCCCTGGAGCACCTAGTGTCTCCTGGACGCTGTTCTCGAGCTGTAGGCGGCACCGTACCCACGGCTTGCCCGGAGCTGGTGACGTCGTCTGTACGTTCTCGAGATCGAACAGTACGGCAGGATACGCCGTCATCCAGTTCGACATGAAGTACGTGTCGAGCGCAGACTTTGCCTGAGCCTCTGTGAGAGTGACGCTCACAGATAGTTCTGCCTCTGGCCGAACTCGATGGCCTCTTCATAGGCTCGCTCCACGAAGCCGGTCCGCGCCTGCGGACTAGAACCGTAGTTGAGCTCGACGATGTAGTCGGTGTTATTCACGAGAAAGACCGCGCCGTAGGTGATCTTGTAGTTCATCAGTGCTGTCACGCCGCGATCCGAGGGACCGAGATCCACGTTCTCCTTAGAGCCGCCCACCTCGTCGCTCGGCTCGCTGATAGACAGAATCCAGCTGGCACTCGCGAATCCAGTGTCGACTGGAGTTCCACCGTGAGAGGGAGCCGTGATCAGGTTCTCCCACGCACGAGTCATCGTGGTAATGAACAAGGCGCTGACGGCCTTCTCGACCGCCGCGCCTACTACTCCCGGATCGTTTGTGGTGATTTCGTAGGGCACGAGACCCTCCCGGGCCTACCAGCGAGACTTCGCAGCTGGCTTCGTCGGCTTCAGAGTCGACTTGACTGGCGGAGCCGCCTGAACGTAGTGAGGAATGCTGGCGTAGAATTCCCTGGCCTCCGGCGAGGTGTCACCATTCTTGAAGTGGCTGACGTATCG